ATCACATAGGAAAAAGGGGTAGTTAGCGATTGCGACTACCCCTAAACTAAAAAAATGAGTAGAAAAAGATTAATAAGTTTCGATAACGAAACAAAGATTTCAAATAACTTTACTTTTGAAGAAGATACTTCAGGTAAAGGAGAACATAGTTTTGTTCTAAGTAGAGAACAAGATGTAACTGAAATACTTAAAGAAAACAGAGATTTATATAACGATAGTGATAAAAGGGACCCCTATGGTCATTGGAACAAAGTCGCTTCAATTCCTATGGTTTTATATTATGACTTAAAAGAAAAGGGTATTTTAGATGACCCTAAAGCATTAAAAAAATGGCTTAACGACCCTGACAACAAAGCGTTTAGAACAAGAGAAGGAACTGTATAATGGCTTTATCAAATTACTCAGAGTTAAAATCTAGCGTAGCTGATTGGTTAAACAGAACTGATTTAACAACAGCGATTGTAGATTTTATTACTTTAGCTGAAGCACAATTTAATAAAGAAATACGCAATAGAAAAATGATAAAAAGAGCAACAGCAACTATCGATTCTCAATATAGTGCTGTTCCTAGTGATTGGTTGCAAACAGTAGATTTTGTAATTGAATCAAATCCTATAGTAACACTTGAGTTTGTTACTAACGAAAAACTTGATAAATTAAGAGAAACTTACACCTCAAGTGGAACACCAGAATTTTACACAATAGTAGGTCAAGAACTAGAAGTTTTACCAGTTCCTGATTCCGCAACATTAACAGGCGAATTAACCTATTATAGTAAAATCCCTAACTTAACTGATACAGCTACGACAAATTGGCTGTTAAACAGCAATCCTGATATATATTTATACGGAACTTTGCTACAATCAGCACCATATCTAGTAGATGACGCTAGAATACCAGTATGGGCTAGTTTGTATCAGAAGCTAGTTAAGGACTTAGAAATCGCAGACCAAAAGGCAAGAGTAGGCGATTCAACATTAAGAATGAAAGCAACCGCATTACAATAAGGAGATTAAAAAATGAGTTTTAGCGATTATTTGGAAAACAAAATTCTTGCCCACACTTTTTCAGGAACAACTTTTACACCTGCTGGAACATTATATTTGGCTCTATATACTGTAGCACCAAATGACGCTGGCGCTGGTGGTACTGAAGTTTCAACTTCTGGAACAGGGTATGCAAGACAAACTGTAGCTTTTACCACTACGGGTTCACAATCAAGTAACACGGCCGCTGTAGAGTTTCCTACAGCAACAGCAAGTTACGGAACAGTAGTAGCTATTGGAGTTTTAGATGCTTCAACAAGTGGTAATTTATACGCAGTCGGAACACTATCTGTTTCTAAAGCTATTGGAACAGGAGATGTATTTAGAGTTCCAGCTGGTGATTTAGATATTGATTTAACATAGAGGAATAATGCCAACAAGAAACTATAGTCAAGGTGATTACGGATTAAATGTTTACGGAGAATGGGCTGAAACACTTAGTGGAACAGTTACAATTTCTGGTGCATCAAGTCTGTCATTAACGGCTGCCGTACCTACTGACACTTACGGAAGCGGTCAATATGGTTATGGTAATTATTCCGCTGGAACAATTAGAGATGGTTCTGCTACTGTAACAGGAGCATCAACACTAGCTGTTTCAGGAAGTGCAGTAAGACAACCAACTATAACTGTTAATGCAGTTAGTTCAGTTACTTGTTCTGCACAAGGAGTTAGAGGTGGTATTATACCAGCCCAAGCAACTTCATCTTTAAGTGTTGCAGTAAATATTACATTTTCTGGAAACCCATTTCCTATCAACGGAGTCGCTACAGTTACAGCAGTTCCAAATAGGATTTTATTTATAGACCCAATTACAATCAATGGCGCTGGAACATTAACAACTTCAGCTAGATTGAAATGGGTTGATGAAACAATCGCTACTACTTCATGGACTGAAGTTTATAAAGTAGCGGCCTAATTTTAAGGAGTAAAAAATGGCAGATACAACAACAACGAATTTATCGTTAACAAAGCCAGAGGTCGGTGCTTCTACAGATACTTGGGGAACTAAAATCAATAATGATTTAGATTCTCTTGATGCTCTTTTCGCCGCCGCTGGTTCAGGAACTTCAGTAGGATTAAATGTAGGTTCTGGTAAAACTTTAACAGTAGGTGGAACACTTACAGCTAGTGGAACTGTTACACTTGATAGTGCAACAATTTCGGCTTCAGGTGCAACAATTTCTAATTTAGGAACTGTTACGACTGTTGATATAAATGGTGGAACAATAGACGGAGTTACTATTGGTGGAACTACCGCTGGCGCAATCACAGGGACAAACTTAACAGCAACAGGCACAATTAACTTTACGGGTGCTACTATATCAAATGCTGGTGCAATTACGACTTGCGATATAAACGGAGGTACTGTTGACGGAGTAACTATAGGTGGTTCTGTAGCTGGTGCAGTTACAGGAACAACTATGAAAGCAACTTCACTTAGAGAAACTAAATCAGCAGTTACACAAAGCACAGGCACATTAACTTTAGATTGTGCTACTGCAAATGTGTTTGAGTTTACACCTTCACAAAACATAACAACATTAACAATAAGTAATGTTCCAACCGCTGGTAACGCCTATGTTATGGTTTTAAAAATAGCGGGTTCTTCATATACAATCGCATGGCCAGCTTCCGTCAAGTGGGCAGGTGGTACAGCACCTACTCTCTCAACAGGCAATATTGATGTTATATCATTATTAACTGTAGATGGTGGAACTAATTGGTATGGTTTTGTCGTTGGTCAAGATTTACAATAGGAGTATTTAATGTCCTCATTATTAACTATGATAGGTGCGGCTGGTGGTAGTTCAGGCCCTTTTTATTTTTTAGGTGCGGCCACAGGAGCAAGTACAAACAATCAATCGCAAAATGTTTTTAAATTTTCACCAACTGAATACAAAGGTGCTTCTAATAGCTATGATTCAAATGGAGATTTATATTTTGGTTATTTTACTGTAATTAATACTACAGGATATGAGGGTGTTGGTATTGCTAAATTTACAGGAGCAGACGGAGAACCCGTAGGTAGTCAAACAGGTCTTTTTAGAAAAAGTAACAACGACCAAGAAGTCGGTTTATATCAAGGCCCTAATTGCATAGATATTGATAATTCTACAAATCTTGTTTTTCTTGTTAGAGGTGATATGGGTTCTAATGAAAGAAACGCTGTTGTTAAACTAGGCGATTCTTCAGACGGAACAAATCCAGCTAATTGGGGTTACAACAAAGTTAAATCAAGATATTTTGGTGATAGTTCTTTCACAACCAATATGTATGGATTATGTAAAAACAAAGAGTCTGGCTCAGACCATTTTTATGGTGTAGGTCATACTCAAGCTGTTGGTAGAGGTAATCAATTTCTTATACAAAAATATGATATGAATAACCCAACAGGAACACCTAGCATAACATGGAGCAAATATTTTGATAATGGTAATTCAAATTGCAATTTCTACAGTTGCGATTCTGATACAAGCGGTAACTTATATGCTTGTGGTATTGATGACGGAAAAGCCGTAGTTGCTAAATTTAATAATTCAGGAACAAATCAATGGGCTAGAAGAATAACAGGCGATAGTTCAACAAACCACCCAGCCCGTTCAATAGTTTGCTCAGATGACGGAAGCGATATATATGTCGCTTTTGATACTCATAATTTTGGAACACAATCAAGTAGCTATAAAAAATCCGCTATAGCAAAAATTAGCAGTTCAGACGGCTCTATTACTTGGGTTAGAATTATTGTTAAACAACAAGCTAACGAACACATGGAAGGTAATTGTTTAGCAATAGATTCAAGTAGTAATTGGTATATGCTATTAGAAGGACAATCAGTTGATTCATCTCTTTCACAAGGTCTTATTTCAGGTGATAGTAGTGGTAATACTCGTTGGCAAACAATGATGAAATCTAATCCATTAACATTTGGTCAAAATGATTTAGCTACTGAAACATCAGGTGATAAAAGGTGGTTAGCTGTTTCACCAGACGATTCTGCTTTATTTTTTAGCACAACTTCATCAAGTTCAAAAAACAGCATAAATTATCGAGGTATGGGCGTAGTTCCTTCAGACGGAACAGGAACAGATAATTCAGATTTTGTAATAGATTCAAGTAATTTGAATTTTACAGGAGTTCGTTATGCTTCTTATTCACCTACTTTTGATTCTATTAGCCCTCCAAGTGCAGATGCAAGTGGTAGTGTTTCAGACCGCTCTATGTCGGATAGTTCAGCATACGGAAATCAAAATTCAAGTGATTGGTTAACAACAACAAGCACAGATAAAATTAAAAATACTTTTGGTAATCCATACACAGGAAACTTTTAATAGGAGATACTAATGAGAGAACAAGAAGGTTTTTACAATTCAAAAGAAAACATAGTTTATTGGAGTATTAAAGACTTACAAAAAGCATATCCTGAAGTTTCTTTTACAGACGATACAAGCACAATAGATATTGAAAATATTGAACCATTAATAATCTCTTATATTCCAGATGATGAATATGTGCATGATGAATTAAAAAGTGTTGTTTTTGTAGGGCCTAAAGATATAGACGGCAAATTAACTTTAACACAAGAACTGCATGATTTAACTGAAGATGAAGAAAATTTTTTAAAACTAACAAAAGAAAACAGAGTTAAGGATTTTTTAAGAATAACTGAAGAATTATATGAACCAGCTATAGGGTATCAAGAAAAAATAGATAATTTTGTTTATTTAACAGATGAAGAAAAAGAAGAATTAAATAATCAAATTGACGAAGCACAAACTCTTTTTGATGAAGCTGATAATAATAATTATGAAGAAACTGATAATGATGAGTGGAGTACAAGAAAAACAAATTTATTAACTTTACAAAGAAAATTAGATGAAGAACAACGGCTACAAGACTTAAATGATTTATTAGATTCAGCTAATGAAGTTGGCGTTCCAGATGAAATAGCAGACTATAAAAAATCTTTAGAAGATTTACAAAAACAAGACAAGTGGTATGCAAACACACCTATACCAACACCACCAAAACTTGATAAAGGATTTACCTATGAAATCAAAAGTTTACATGAACACATTGATTATGATGAAGAAGGTAATGAAATCACTTACGAAAAACAGGAGTAAAATATGACAACACTTTTATTAATTTTAACAAGCGTAGTAACAATAGCGTCTTTAGTATGTAGCTTTGTTCCTACAAGTCTTTTACCTGATGACGCTAAAAAAGTATTAAAGATTTTAGCTTTAAATTTTAACAATGTTCATTATGACTGTAATCACACTAAGAAAAAAAAGAGCAGTTAAATGAGCGGTCTGTCTGAACTTGAACAAGGAAAATTAATAGAAGCAGTCGAAAGTCTTGAAAAACAAGTTTCAAGATTAAATACAAGACTTGATTCTCTTGAAGGGCAAATGAGGTCAGGCAAAGGTATTGTTATAGGTATCTTTTTAACAGCGAGTGGTATATCGGCCGCTGCCGCTACAATGTTTGGAAAAATGCTTGGGGAATAACAATAGACAAAAAGGAAGAATAGGAGAATTGTTTGTGTGTTACATTCTTGAAAAATTTGGTTATCAAACAGCTTTTGTTGATACGCAAGGTTATGATGTAATTGTTAATTACAAAAACAGACCTATTCGTATTCAAGTAAAATCTGCTCTCTCAAAAGATTACAATAGAAAAAAAGGTGGTAAACCTAGATATAATTTTGCTACTAACATTGGTGGTGAAAAAAGAAAATACACAAAAGAAGATACAGATATAATTGCTTTATTTGGTTCAGACCATGAAACAGTAATTTTTAAATTAGTTGATGAAATAAAAACAAAAACACATAAATTATCTGAAGCACATTTTTATGATAAGTCTATAATGAAACAAAGTTTTGAAAGGTGTTTAAAATTATGTTCGGTTTAATTGGCTCTTTATTAGGATTCGCTAGTTCAGGACTCCCCGCTGTACTCGACCACTTCAAACAAAAAAGTAATCAAAAACACGAATTAGCTTTAATGGAAATGGCCGCTAAACATAAGATTACTGTAGCTAAAGCAAAAGCAGATGAGGCCGAAATATCAGGAGTGTATCAACATAGTCAAACAATTCAAAACAATGCTAGTAAATGGATAGTTAATTTAAGTGGTCTTGTAAGGCCTACAGTTACTTTTGCAATATTAGGATTGTATTTAACTGCAAAGACTTTAGCTGTTGTGCAAGTGTATCAAAATGGTGGTGATTTACATGAGTTTTTACCAGAGATATATTCAGAAACAGATGTTGGTATTTTAAGTTCAGTTGTATGTTTTTGGTTCTCAAGTAGAGCCATAGAGAAAATGAGAAAATGAATAATATTATAGAAGCAATAAAAAGTATTATATCACCAGAGCAATCTTGGTCAGCTTTTGTTATGAAGATTACAAGTCTTATAATTGTAGCTGTAATTGGATATATAGGTTTTCAACAATATCTTAATCTTGGTGTTGAAGAAGATAATGAGATTCCAATAGTAGAAGTGTATGAAAAAGACCCTGAGAAAAAAGTTAAAGTAGAAGATTTAATTACTAAACTTCTAAGGTCAAATAGAGATATTGAATCAGTATGGTTATATGATTGGATAGATGCACGAAATATAGTGCCTTTGTATAATGAACCTAGAAACAGCGAAGATTTATTGCCAACAGGATATTTTATGGAAGGTGATGAATATGTGATTGGTCATTTTGTTTTAAGTCAATGCACCTCTTTAGATAGAGATGTAGTTAATACAGCGTGTCCTATTATGAGTTCAGAAGATGCTTGGGGAGTTTTGTTAGTTACTTATCAAAACGATACAACACCAGACTTAAAAACAACTAAAGCAACAGCTATGAAAATATCTGAGATATTATATTTGATTGAGAGATAGTAATGGTAGAAAAAAGTTTAAATGTTTCAGATAATTCAGTTATAGCAATACCACTAAGAAATTTAATTGCTATCATTGGAACAGTAGCAGTAGGAGTTTGGGGTTATTTTGGTGTTTCTGAAAGACTTAATTTCATAGAACATGAACTTGATTTACAAATGAAAGACATAGAACTAAATAGTGAATTTAGAATTAAATGGCCAAGAGGTGAAATGGGAAGCCTGCCAGATGACGCTAGACAAGACATGAAAATAGAAATGCTAGAACAAGAAGTGTCTAAATTAAAAAATACAAAAAGTGAAGAATAATGCCTTATGTTGAATTAAAATTACCAAGCGGAGTTTATAAGAACGGAACAGAGTTGCAGTCAAAAGGTCGTTGGCATGATTGTAATTTAGTTCGTTGGAATAATAACGCTCTACAACCTATTAAAGGGTGGAGTCAATTTGGAACAGCTACAACAACAGGAAAAGCTAGACGAATGTTATCTTGGATTGATAATGCTGGTAATAG